TCAAGGCTGCACCCCCAGGGCCTGGCTGGGAGAAAATACCCCACCCAAGAACGGGAAAGATGGGCTTTCGGCGCAAGAAGGCTGGCGGAGGCTACGAGTACTACTACCCAGACTCAGAGGCTCGTGCTGCGGCTAAAAAGATTAAGGACTCTGGACACAGGAGTGGGTTTAGGCGACCTGGTAAGGCCAAAGACGACAAGGCTGGGGCCAAGTTTAAGGGGACGCCGAAGAATAGAGAGCAGGTCCTCGCTAAGTACGGCCACCTTGGAGTCATGGACCCTCCACCAAAGGGCGCAAACTTTAAGAAAATTCAATTTCAAGACATCGACCCCGATGACCATGCGTCCACGTACTGTTACAAGTGGAAGGACATGACTCGCGGCAAGAAGGATCCAAAAACCGGAAAGCCCAAAGGTAAGTGGAAGTACGGGTATTCTACCGAATACAAAAGATGCAGCGGTCGAGAAAAGTTTGACCGGATCGTCAACGTCCTCGGTGTTTTAGAGGAAGCTCGAAGCGCCTTTAGCGATGATACTGGAAACAAGAAGCTGTCAGACAAGGATCGATCAACGGCATGTGCGCTATCATTGATGGCGATGACAGGAATACGAAAGGGGGGGATGGAGCACTTCAAGGAGTTTGGAACCCGTGGGGCGCTGACGATTGCAGCCAAAAACGTCAAAATCAAAGGCGATGTTGTGTCTTTGGATTTTGTTGGAAAAAAGAAGCAGCAAAACATCTTCACGATTGAGGACAGGAACGTCGCTCAATACATGAAGCAAAAAATGAAGGGTAAGTCTGGCGATGACATGCTTTGGCCGGAGGTTAAGGAGAAGGACCTGGAGGTGATGAAGCAAAAGCACGGGTTTGGGAAGAGCATAAAAAACCACGACTTTAGAACGGCTAATGCTACGCTTTATGCTGCCGAAGCGTTTGCGGCATTACAGGGTCCACCCCCTCCGCTTCCAAAAGGCGACAAGAAGCAGACCAAGCTACTCCTTAGCAAGATTACAGAGGTAAGCACGATTGTTTCTGATAAGCTAAACAACACCCCAGCGGCAGCCGAGGAGTCCTATATACACCCGGCAGTCATATATGGATGGCTAACCACCGCCGTGGGCGAAGAGAAAGCCAGGACCTTCTTCGGAAAGGCTAAGGGGATGGAAGGTTTAACTAAAAACAAGAAGGCCGCTTTGATTTTGGAGAAAATGATGTCTCTCAAGATGCCTGGTAAAAGGTCATGGGGCTGGACAAAAGAAGATGAAAACATTATCGAGCCAGAGCAGATGGACTCGTTCTTACTCCCAGAAAGCCTTCTGTAAAAAGGAAAGGGTGCATTAGATGGCCAGGAACCGACGGCGCGGAAAAAACAATAAGGGTAAGAAAGAGGAGTCTTCGCTTGGTCTGGACATTCCAGAGCCAACAGCGTTTGAGATAGACCCTCATTATTACGAGCAGTTATATCTGGCTGAGACGCCATCAACGGCTCACCCTGGAACATACGGACTAAACTACGACCAGCTTTATGCCATGAGCAGGCTGCCGGTTATTGGTGCGATTATCCAGACAAGGATTCAGCAGATAGCTGAGTTTGCAGTCCCTCAGTCAAGCCCATACGGAACTGGTTTTCGGGTTGTTTTGAGAGACCCAACTCAAAAAACGACAAAAAAGACCGACCGAATGAGTCGGGAAATCGAGGACGCAATACTTCAGGCAGGCGGCAAATATGGCCAAGGAGGCTTTGAGGCTTTTGTTCGCGCATTAATGAGAGACAGTCTGACCTATGACCAGGCCAATTTTGAGATTCTTAGAAGTCGCGGTGGAAGGCCCGTTGGCTTTGTTGCGGTTGATTCTTCCACAATTAGACGAGCGAAGCCAAGAGCAGAGGACGCCGACAGAGGAAGAAGAACACTCTTCGACGAAAAAGAGTCCGCATACGTCCAGATGATACACGGAAAGGTCGTTGCAGATTTTCGGCATGAGGAGATGGGCTGGGGAATCAGAAGGCCAAGAACAGCCTTGTGGGTCAACGGGTACGGGTATCCAGAGCTTGAAGAGCTTATGAAGGTCATTACAGACCTCGCCAACGCACAGACATACAATAGCGTTAACTTCACCAATGGTGTTCACACGAGCACGATCCTTGCCCTTAAAAGCAACATGACCGCGCAGACGTTTCGCTCATTTAAGCGACAAGTTATGTCAATGATGACGGGAGTTGCAAACGCCAAGCGCACACCTATTGTCCAGCTTGACCCGGAGAGGAAAGAGGAAATACAGGCGGTCAACTTAAGCCAGACAAACAAGGACATGGAGTACATGCAGTTTGTCGGATTCTTAATGAAGCTGACGTGCGCTGTTTTCTCCATGGACGCCGCAGAGCTTGGCTTTGTTTTCGGCACTGAGAATCAGCAAGCAACGCTGTCTCAGGGTGGGCCTTCTCAAAGAATTGTTGCGTCTAAAGAGCGTGGGTTAAGGCCGCTTTTGCGTTCGCTTCAACAGTGGCTGAACAACTACTTTGTTTACCCTTATCATGAGGACTTTCAGCTTGAGTTTGTCGGCCTTGACTCTGTTTCGGAGCAAGAGAAGATTGAGATGGACCTCAAAGCCATCCGCAACTTCAAGACAATCAACGAGATCCGACGAGAGCACGACCTTGAGCCCCTTGACAGTCCGCTCGCTGACATGATTCTTGACCCAACATACATGAACAGCGCATTTGCAATGCTTCAAGAAGAGAAGATGGCAGAGCAGGGCGGGCCGGAAGGTATGGACCCCGAGGGGATGATGCCTGAAGGGATGATGCCCGAAGGGATGGAGCAGGAGCCGGGACAGGAGCCACAAGAGGGTGAAGGCCAGCCGATGTTTGATTTCGATGAGGGTGGTGGCGAGCAAGAGTTTTCTGGAGACCAGGGCATGGATCTTTTAACCCAGGCGCTGGCCGAAAAGGCCGAAAGGTCAATCGACTCTGGGGCACTAACCCCGCTGACCGCTCTTAAAAAGGGTGCGAAGAAGCAACTCCGTTACAGGGACAATAGAGCTTTTGTTGTAGAGGTGTAGCGTGAAAATAAAGGTCGAGGAGTCATTTCCTGGCGAGTTCGAGAGCACAGAGCCTCTTGAGTTGCTGGATAAGTGGGAGCGAGCGGCACATTCGTGCCAGTGCCAAGTCGAGTCGATGGTTCGGAAATCGCTTGGGCTTCCCGAAGAGTCTGAGATCCCAGGAGACGCACGTGTCGATGCAATAACAGAGCTTGTCACGCGGATGTCGAAGGCTTA